GGTTGTAAGTCAAAAAAATCAAGATGGTTACAAAAATCATTGAGCAGAATAACGATTTCCGTATATTTTATTAATATTTTCTACTTATTTTTGAAAAGGAGGTATATAAATGCCAGATAACGCAATCGCCATCGAAAAAATAAAGAAGTATTTGCTTGATAACAATCTTAAACAAGTTGATCTAGCAGTTACTTATGGCAAAGAACCGCAAGATGTGGCGAATATTCTTGCTGGACGAAAAAAAGACCCAGCATCAAATCGCTTTGTCTTAAAAGTTATTTCGGATTTAAAAATCAGATAGAAGGAATAATATGAATAATCTTATCACAGTAACACTAAACGAAAACCAAGAACCTATTGTTTCTGGTCGAGATTTGCATCAAGCATTAGAAATTAAAACTCAGTACACAAAATGGTTAGAACGAATGTCTGATTATGGGTTTGAAGAAAATGAAGACTATGTAGCTATTAGTCAAAAAAGACTAACAGCTCAGGGCAATCAAACAGAATATACAGACCACGTTCTAAAACTAGACATGGCTAAAGAAATTGCGATGCTTCAACGGAACGAAAAGTCTAAACAAGTCCGCAAATACTTTATCCAAATCGAAAAAGACTTCAACAGCCCTGAGAAAATCATGGCAAGGGCGTTGCTGATGGCGGATAAGAAAGTGCATAAACTTGAAGCACAAATCGAGGCAGACCGTCCCAAAGTACTATTTGCTGATGCTGTAAGTGCTAGCAAATCATCTTGTCTGATTGGTGAGTTAGCTAAAATCCTGAAACAGAATGGAGTCAATATTGGTCAGAATAAGCTATTTCAGTGGTTACGAGCCAACGGCTACCTAATCAGTCGCCGTGGTGAGTCTTGGAATCAGCCAACGCAAAAAAGTATGCAGCTTGGATTGTTTGAACTCAAAAAAACAGCCATCAATCACTCTGACGGTCACACTACAACAAATGTAACTCCAAAAGTTACTGGTAAAGGGCAACAATACTTTATTAATAAATTCCTTAACCAGGAATATCTGCCAGTTTAGAAACGTAACAAAACTAATAAAAGGAGAAAAGAAAAAATGAACTCACTGAAACTAAGTATCAAACCAAAATTAGAACCTAACGATGGGCAATGCCTGCTATCGTCAGGCTATTCAGTAAAAATTAATGACTGGGAGCTTGGAAAAGGTGTCGTAGATTTTAGGCTAGAAATGCCAGCCGACAAAAAACCAAAAGCCACCATCACATTTATACCAAACCTTGTTGATATAGATGGGATGATGGCGGCAGGTGTTCAGGGACTATTGCCTGAAAGCGATATTGACTAACCCGTTGTAGTAGTGATTTTCAATTTTAGCTTTAATCTGACCTGTACTAATCAAATACTTGGCGGTATCAAGTACATCATCCTGATCAAATGCATCTGTTTGAAAATCATGACCAACACCGACTGGGATAGTTGGTTCAAGAGCGGCGAACTCAAGAATTTTATCAGCTATTTCTTTGCTGAAAGCCATATAATCACCTCCTTTCGAGATGATTATATCAAAAAAAGTCCGACGGCAATCGGACTCTAAAGAATACTATTTACTTAGATTATACCACGAAAGGGGTGATAAATCTATGCAATCACAACTTACTTACGATTTACTAAAAAAGCAGATAGCAGAAGAGCTTTTTGATGAGTTTAAGAAACTCATACAGGAAAAAGATTTAGCGAATCAGTGGGTCAATCAAACAACGCTCGTCAATGAATACGGCTACTCATGGCAAACTATAAAACGCATGGAGAGCTATGGCCTTAAATCTTTTAAAAACGGTAAAGACAAAATGTATTGTCTTGCTGATGTCAACGAAATCAAACACTTAATGAAACAATAAGCGCTGGGGAGTGCTAGAGGAGCGTAACATGAACAAATTAGAACTATTTTTATTAACAACAACGATTATCTTAGCAATCATTGCAAGAATTCAGTATGAAGTCATAAAAAAACATAATTCACCAGAGAATAAGCGAAGAATTTTTAGGGAAGTAGCTTTAGAAAACAGCAAAGGGTGGAACGAGAAGCGCTCTAGAGGAGGGGTGATCAGCTAATGCAGTACATTTTTCAAGACGCTACGAGGTAATTTTACTAGTGTTAGCAATGAATTTATAGATGACAATAACTTGTCATATAAAGCAGTAGGTTTGTTATTGACGATATTGAGAAATAAAGAGGAATGGAGAGTATATCCTGAGGAGCTTGCAAAAAGGCACTCAGATGGACTTGCATCGGTTAGAGCAGGTCTAAAAGAACTTGAGCAAGCTGGATATGTCAGAACCTATAAGAAAATCATCAGGCGATCAGATGGTTTACAACATTATCGTTTTTGCTCAGATTGTAAAATAAGTGATGAAACCTACAAGCAATTAGTTGAGCAGATAGAAAGAGAACTTTCTGACTAAAATGCGATTTTCTAAAGTTAGAAAATCTAAAGTTAGAAAATCTAAAGTTAGAATTTCGCACACTAATAAATACTAACATTAAATAAATACTAAATAACAATAAATACTAACAGACAATAAGATGATGAAGAAGAAAGGAGAGCCAGTGGACAAAAAAGAACTGTTTGATAATTTCCAAAATAATTGGATGCGTCTCTTATCCCCGTTTGAGATTGAGGATATTAACAAGTGGATTGATGAAGAGAAAATGCCTGTTGAAGTAGTTAATGAAGCACTAAAATCGACAATTCTATATAATGCACCGAACCTCAGATATTTAAACAGAGTGCTAAATAACTGGAAACGACAAGGGATTGATACAGTCGAGAAAGTCGAATTTGCTAGGTTGCAATTTGAAAATAAAAAGCTAAGTCAAGGTAAAGGTCAACTTTCCAACGTCCCAAGCTGGTCGAATCCAGACTACAAAGAACCAGATTTAAAAGAATTTGCTCTAGGAAGCATGGACGGTATAGAAGATGGATCAGGAGATTTTTAATTTTTTTAACAAACAAATCAAAAAAGATTTTGGTAAAACGGCGAGTAAAGAGACTTTTGCTAAGTTTGCTAGTTACTGCGCCGAAGGAATCGAAAAAAATGGAGTTAAGCCAATTTTTAATTGGATAAACCTATACGCTTTTGGAACCGGTATGACAACAGCAGAAGCAGACCGATTAAGAATAGAGCGATATAAACAGGAGAATGTGTTATGACAAAACAGCATAGAGAAACGCTTATCTGGTACAGAGCAAGCCATCAAGAACGTGAGAGATTGCTTGATTTCGGGCTTGTTGATAAATCACAGTACATGACACTATTGCGGCAATTGCGCAAGAAATATGCGATTTAGGAGAAAATATGACACCAGAACAAGCAGAAAAAGCAAAAATCAGAGCTAAACAAGAACTTGAAACGTTTAGCATATACCTTGATCAGGCAATTGATGAGCTCGGTGGAGTTCTAACTTCACGAGAAGTCTTTTTAGCAGCGGGAATAACATATCTTGGCGCAGGTCAGACAGATATACATGCTGCAGTCGAGGGATTATGTGAGCAAATCCAATGATTTTAAATTTAGTGAAGACTGGGAGAGCAACTAAAACACAGGAAGAGGAAATGAAATGAACATCAAAGAAAAAATTGTAGTGCTAAGAAACACTGAAGACGGAAGTTTTTTAAAGAGTTTCAAAAACAAAAAAGATGTACTTGCTTATAATGTGGAACTTACAGATAGCATTCAACTGGCATCATTTTTACCAGAAGAAGCTTACAACATGCAAAAAGATAAAATCGATAATTTAGCCGAAACGTTTGGATATGATGTTGTAGTTATTGAAGCATCTTATGACCTAAAATTTATTGATGGCGAATCAGTGCCAGAGTTAACAAAAGAGCAAAAAGTTAAAAGTATGGTAAATGGAATGTTTGAGCAGGTTTTTGGAGGTGAATAGAGATGGCAAATCAATTATCAACATACACACACAAACAATTTTTTAACGCACCAACAGTTCAAAAAGCTTTTGATGACGTTTGGAAAGGCGCCGGGACACAGTTCGCAGTAAGCATCTTGTCAGTACTACAAGGTAGTCAAAGTTTGAAATCGGCATCTAATAAATCTATTTATGCAGCAGCTATGAAAGCAGCCGTGTTAAATCTGCCTATTGAGCCAAGCTTAGGAAGGGCCTATTTAGTTCCGTACAAAGGTCAAGCACAATTCCAATTAGGCTATAAAGGGTTGATTGAGTTAGCGCAGCGCAGCGGACAATACAAAAATATTAATGCAGGTATCGTCTATAAATCACAATTAATTTCTTACAACCCTTTGTTCGAGGAATTAATCCTTGACTTTAGCAAGCCACAAGATGAAATTGTAGGGTATTTTGCCGCTTTTAAACTTTTCAATGGATTCGAGAAAGTTTCTTTTTGGACAGTAGAAAAAGTAACTGCACATGGAAAGAAATTTTCAAAATCGTTTGCTAGCGGTCCTTGGAAAACAGACTTTGATGCAATGGCTCAAAAAACTATTTTAAAAGATATTTTGAGTAAATATGGTCCGTTATCAGTTGAGATGCAGAAAGCTATCGAGGAAGATAATCAAGATTCAACGATTTCTACCCCAAAAGACATTACCCCACAAGAAGCAAATAGCCTTGACGATCTAATTGGTCACCAGAACGAAAACAAGGATGCTCCTAACAATTTAAAAGACGTAACTGAAGATTTACATGACGAAGAAGAAAAAACGCTCACAGACGAAAATAAGACGGTTTTAGAAGATACGTCTTATCCAGCAGATGAGGTTCCCGATTTTGACCAAGAGACTGGCGAAATTAAAGCTAGCGAAGGCAACTTATTTGATAACCTCGGAGACTTAATATGATTAAACTTGTAAAAATTGAAGGATATTATATTAATCCAGAATATGTTGTTGGCGTTTGGGAAAGATCTGCTTTAAATTTTGACGATTTAGATGAAAAAGTAGTGGTTATTCAATTCGTTGGAGATAGGGAAAGGGAAGAGTTTGTCTTTTGCGATACACCTATTGATGAAGTAATTAAGAGGTTGCTAGATGACTAGTTTAGACTTGCTCGGAAAGGACTATTACAGCCGTGAATCAGCTATCAGGTACTGGTCCATTAGTCAGTACAAGCGTTTTAAAGAGTGCGAAGCGCGGGCGCTTGCTGAATTACAAGGGAATTGGACAGATACCAGAGATAACACTGCGCTGCTCGCCGGGAACTATGTCCACTCTTACTTTGAGAGTAAAGAAGCTCATGAAGAATTCAAAGCCCAAAACGGCTCTGAAATGATTTCGACCAGAGGAACAACCAAAGGTCAGCTCAAAAAAGACTATTTAGTCGCAGAACAGATGATTGAAGCACTTAAAAATGACAGTAACTTCATGGCCATATACCAAGGAGAAAAAGAAGCAGCAATCACAGGATTTCTTGGCGAGGTTGAATTCAAGGGTAAAATCGACTGCTTGAATGTTGAACGTGGCTATTTTGTAGACATCAAAACAACAAAAGGGCCGATTGACGACACAATCTGGAATGGAGAAGAGCGTGTCAGATGGTTTGAAGCTTATGGATATATTTTGCAGATGGCTGCTTACAAAACCATGCTAGAAGCCAAATACAATAAACCGTTTGAGCCGATTATTTATGCAGTGACCAAAGAAACGCCGCCAGACACAAGGGCTATCAGAATCCAAAGTATAGATGCTATGCAGATGGAGTTAGATAGCCTAGCACAAAACATTAAGCGATTAGATGACGTTAAAAAAGGCATAGAAAAACCTAAGCCTTGCGGTCATTGCGAGTATTGTAGAGCCAATCAATTAACGCAAAGAGTAATGATTTTTTAGGAGATAAAAATGACTAAATACTATGTATCAGCTAAGATTGCAAATCTAGACATAGGTGCAGAAATCGAAGCAGAAAATCAGCACATGGCTCCGATAGCATTTAAAGAAACGTACGACCATTTACTTAGATTCGGAAGCCATAAGCTGAGAATATTAGGCGTCGAAGAAGTTAATTAACAACCTATTAACAGGATTGATGATATGAAGAATTGCTACACTCGTCCTTGCCAATGCTCACACACAATTTTAGGGCGAGTGTGGATTTTAAGAGAATATATGTATTATGAATTTGTTTTATCAAACACAAAACAGAAAAAGGAAATGTTATCAAGCAATGATCGCTTGCATTTTAGAAAATCAGCTAGTATCACAAAAGGATTACGACAATTAGCTAAACTAAAATCAAACGGACTGACTAAAAAACACACTAAAAACAATCCTTGCAAAGTTATCGTGACAGTGTTTACGCCGACAAAACGACGATTTGACCCTCCAAATATTTATCCGACAATAAAAGCAATTTTGGACGGCTTTACGGACGCTGGTGTTTGGGATGATGACAATCACGAAATCATAAAATCACTCACGTTTAGGTATGGAGGATTAAGCAACGTAAAAGGGAAATACCGCATTGCGATTGAAATTTTAGAAATGGAGACACATGACTACTACTAAAAAACACGTTGTAAGAGTTTACAACAAAGGTATTACAGCGACTTACATGGTTTATGACAAAAAACTGTTTAAGGAGCACGAGTTCGCAACCAAAAACGAAGCGATGCGGTTTATTAGACAGCTAGAGTTAGCTAGCGGCAAGCGCGTAAACGAGTATTACATGAAGGGGTAAACGGATGACTGAAGAACAGATGATTGATTGCTTGCTTTATGAGTTAGTAAAAAAAGACAAAGCAATCAAAAAGAAAAGCATCATTATCGCTGCACTAACAGTTATGCTGATTGTCGTATCAGGGCTTTGCGTATCACTTAAAAGTCACTATGAAAAGCAAATATACGGACTACGTACACAGCTAAGCAGGACACAAAAGCAGCTTAAACGTGCGAGTGAGCAAAATCAGAGACAGACAAAGCGGATTGCGGAATTGACAGGAAATGGGGGGTAAGGATGTCGGATATAAGGATATTAGATGCATGTTGCGGGAGCAGGATGTTTTGGTTTCAAAAAGATGAGCCGCACACAACATATATCGACCGGCGTGAAGAACAGTTTGAAATCTACAGGAAACATATTAATGTTAGGCCAGATATAGTAGCAGATTTTAGAGATATGCCATTTGATGACGAAACATTTAACCTGGTTGTCTTCGACCCACCACATTTATTATGGGCTGGACAAAACTCAATTATGAGGGCTCAGTATGGCCAACTTGATAAAGAAAACTGGAAAGAAGATATTTCAAAAGGTTTCGAAGAATGTATGCGAGTTTTAAAAGTCGGTGGCACTTTAGTTTTTAAATGGTCTGATTGTCAGATAAATGTAAAGGAAGTTTTATCAGCAATACCATTTAAGCCACTATTTGGCCAGCAAAGAGGCACTACACATTGGATGACATTTGTTAAATTTGAGCTTACTGGAAATGGGGGATAGTGATGTGAAATGCGAATTGTATAATGATCATTTTGAGAACGCTAAACGTTACAACATACCAAGAGCGCAATTAATTATTGCGGATATTCCTTATAACTTAGGCAATAATGCCTATGCGAGCGACCCGCGTTGGTACGAAAATGGAAGCAACAAAAATGGCGAAAGTAAACTAGCAGGTAAATCATTTTTTGATACAGACAATGATTTTAAAATCAATAATTTCTTTGATTTTTGTAGCCGTCTCTTACGAAAAGAGCCAAAGGAAAAAGGAAAAGCACCAGCAATGATTGTTTTTCACGCTTGGCAGCAGCGAGAGCTGGTCATTGCATGCGGTAAAAAACACGGTTTCAATAATGCCTATCCACTATATTTTACAAAGAAATCAAGCCCTCAAGTACTAAAAGCTAATATGAAAATTGTTGGTGCTGTCGAGGAGGCAACGGTTTTATACAGAGATAAGTTACCAAAATTCAATAACGGTGGAGCTATGATCCTTAATCATGCACCGTGGGAAAAGGATAGCTCTTATCCAGTTATCCACCCAACACAGAAACCAATCCCAGTTTTAAAAAGATTAATTGAGATTTTCACAGATCCTGATGATGTGGTTATTGATCCTGTTGCTGGAAGCGGATCAACAATTCGTGCAGCAATCGAAATGAATAGAAATGCTTATGGATTTGAAATAAAAAAAGATTTTTATAAGAGAGCGAAGGAAGAAATGCTTAGTACGTTTCAAACCAGTCTTTTTTGAAAGAGGAA